GAGAAAAGGCGTTTTCGCCGATTGAGGCGCAGCAAATCGCCAATAAGCTCGAATTGCTCCGCAGGGAGCAGGTGAACGAGAATTTTAACATGGGCGCAATGGGCGCGGGCGGCATGGGCGCGTTTAATCGCAACCGCAAGGCGCAGGAGCGGGCGCAAGACATGGCAGAAAGGCGCGCCCTCGAAAACATGGGGTTGATAGGAATCCAAAAAGGAGTTGGCGGCGAGATTATCGCCGGAACCGATCCTGTAACTGGAAGGAAATTAACCAAAGACGAGCTTGCAAAGCGCAAGGCAGACATGGCCGCAGAAAAGATGCGTAGAGACATGGAGCGCAAAGCGGCAGCCGGAGATAAAGAGGCGCAGGAACGATTGAAGCGCGTGCGATGGGGCAACGAGGGCGGCAATGACGGGAAGATCGCCGCTGGATTTTCCGAAGATCAAATTAAGTTTCTGTCTACAAGCATTGCCGACGCAGTGAAAGAACTTATCGCAAAATGATCTACCTCAATTCCGCTGGTGAAACCTTTGAAGAGCAGCCGGGCGCGCAGCTTACGATTGACGCATGGGGGCTGGATACCATCACGCGCAAGTATAGCGGCAAGGTTGCGAACATTCCCGATTTCATCGCCACGCTTCGCAAGAATCGCAACAAGCCGGATGCGGAATACAATGCGCTGACGCTCACGAATTACACCATCAGCAAAGGCCGCGCATGGGCCGAGGTGGATGTAAATTACAAAGGCACATTTGACGGCAAGTTACCCACGCGGATTATTGACGGAGGAGGAATGACAACGCAGACGGTGCAGTTGACATACAAGGACACCGAACGCGAGCAGTTGGCAACGGCGCTGAATATCACATACACTCCGCCCTCATGCTCCTTTACATACAAAGCAGCGAGCGCAACAATCAGATACGTTACGCGCAATCGTCCTAGTGCTGCCGCCTATGCTCAGGAACTAGGCGGACTCACATCGAGAGTTCAGGTTATCAGTCAGCAGGGAGCGCTTGGCCCATACGACATATTGCCACTGCAACCAATCCCGCAAAACAACGCCGATCCACAAGTTTTCATTCCAACGGAAAGGGCGTTCAATGCCATCACTGTCGTGGTAAATGATGGGCCTCGATACAAGCAGGAGGGGCAATTTTTCCTATGCGAAGAAAGCAATCAAGTGACGCTGATGCCTTTTGATTTTGTATTCATTGTAACGCCTCCTTAAGATGCCACGCTTAGACGCTGACACGAAAAACGTCCCTAACTTTGTAGGCGGCAATGTGCGGCAGCGCGACCACTTAAACGAAGTGGTTGATGCGCTAAACCGTCACGGGCATTTGCTAGAGCAGCTAGATGTTGCTCAGGCGGCAAGAAACCCTCTGCAAATGATTGTCGGCAATGCGCGGGGTGACAGGCTTTCACTTGTCGAGGTTGCGAACGCGAATCACATTGCCGACTTCGGCGCATTTCACCCCACGAAGCTAACGCCTTGGCAACCGATTATCAAAGGCGCGGACACGAACGCAGACGGGCGCGCAAAGAGGCTTTACGTGGATTTCAACCCGCTTTCTACGCTTTGGGGAATGGCGAGCAGCGCATGGGACGGCAGCGGGCAAAATTGGGATAAGCAAGTTGCTATCGCGGGCTTTGAAGTGCCGACGCACGAACCCGTTTCCGTCACGCGCGGCACGGATGTCATCTGGCTAGAGGTTGTCGTTGGAGCGTATTGCTCGCTAACGAGCGCCACACTCAGAAGCGGGCCAAGGTGGGCGGCATGGCCAGCTTGCTACACAAGGACGGGCGGCGGCACGGGCGAAACGTATTTGAGCGGAGCCACGATTTACCAGCTACTTGTTAGCTTCCGGCCTGCGCGCACGGAAACACAAGGCGAAAAGGTGGATGTGATTTTCGAGGACGGCGTGAAATACGCCATGATTCAACACACTTGCAACGATCTACTCGTCGGCATCCTTCGCCAAAACTACGGCTCTGGCGCAATCGGAGACTTCATCGCGCTGTTGCCGTGGTTTAAGACTTATCGCAGCACTTGACAATGACCCCTAACGCAAGCTACTAACAATAACGATGTCGCCCGCAATTTTCAATATCAACCTCCAAGATGAAACGGCGTCGGGATTGCTTTCGAGCGCGTCCAGCGAAAGCCTCGCGCAAAATCCGGCCTTTATTCGCCGGGACGGGCGGGATCGTAGCGTTCGCTTTCTTGCGCCATCGGGCGACGGCACGTTTGACGACGCGGGCGTTGACGGATCCTCGCTTGTGGAGGTTGCCATTGGCACGCCAGACGATCCGCCAACTTCCGGCACGTTTGGGCTTTCCTACCTTGGCGACTCCACGGGATTAACCGCCCTCGCCTACAACATCACGGCAGCGGCACTTGAAACCGCGCTGAACGCCAATCCCGCAATCACAACCGCAGGCGGCGTAAAAGTCACAAAGGATGACGGGCTTTATATCATATCGTTTAACACGGTTGGCGCACGCTCATTGCTTGTATTCTCCAAGGGCACGCTATCGCCGTCCGTCATCAGCACAAACAACGTCCTAGAAGTTCAAACGGGCGATGCGAGCACGCAGGAAGTGCAAGTTGTCGTTCTCAAAAAAGGTTATCTCGCCTATTCCAGCGACTTCGCGCAAGACGCAAGCGGAAGCATTTCGCAAACGAACGTGCAGACGGGCACAACTAGCCTCCCTCAGATTACCCGCATCGCCATCACGGGCAACGTAAAGGGCGGCAGTTGGATTCTGAACACGGCGCAGGCGCAAGTTGTCAAAGTCTATTGCCCATCGGGAACAACGGGCTATCTCGGCGGCGGTTATTTCATACTTCACGATGCAACTGGCAGCGTGGGTGTTTGGATTAACTCAGGCTCAACTACGATGCCAGCGGCGGTTGCGGCGTGTGACCGCAGCATAGAGATTACGGGCGTCCTCATTGGCGACACTTCAACGCAAGTCGCCACGAAGCTAACAACGATCATTGATGCCGACGCGCAATTTACCGCGACAAGCAGCAGCGCGATTATCACCATTACACAAGTAGCAAGCGGTGCGCGCTCGGCTCCAACCACCAGCGGCGTGTATGGAGTCGCGGAAACCACGGCAGGCTATTCGATTGCCGCCAGCTTCCCATACGACGCCACGGCGCAAACCATCAGCGCGCAGCTAGGCACGCTCTACTACGTGAACAAGGTTTCCGCAAAGGAATGGGAATTGACGGGCCGCACCACGGGCGCACAGGCGGCACTTACGCTGACAAGCAACCTACTTTGGCAGCTCACTTGGACTGGCACGCTTTCACTGTCCACATGGGCAATGTATGTGGAGTTTGCCACGGCTGGCACGGATGAAATCACCCGCACCTTTGAAGTTCAAGTTACGGAACCTAGCGAACAGCCGATCAAGGCGTTGTCAATTTCCTGCACCATTCGCCGCGACGTGATAGACGTTGGCAATCTCACAACGGCAACGTCTTCGATGTTCGGCTATTTCAATAGCACGATCACGGGATACACGGGCGGCACGGCAACAGATTTGGATAGCCTTGTGACAACCAATCGCGCCGTTCCTTGCTTGCTCGCCTTTGACCACGCCAGCTTTGGCGGCAAGGTGTTCAAACTTCGCGCCGGAACCGACGCAGAATCCAGCCCGGCGATCATACGTCCCGATGATTACAACGCATCTACCAACGCCAAAGTTTGGCAAGCCTTTCAATAACCTATGCCCGTCTCTACATCAGCCGTAAAAGTAAATCCAGTCACGGGCGCGCTCATTGATCCGCCTGTTGCCACCTTCGCCGCTGCCAACGGATTACTCACGGGCGGAAGTTCCGACGCCAAAGACAGTGTGCGCGCTGCCACAACGACCAACGGCACGCTCGCCACAGCGTTTGAAAACGGCGATACCATTGACGGAATCGTATTAGCAACGGGCGACCGCATCCTCATTAAAAACCAATCCGCCCCCGCTGAAAACGGCATCTACGTCGTCGCCGCATCGGGCGCACCAGCCCGCGCCACCGACTTTGACGCATGGACTGAAATAGTGGGCGCTTTTGTTTCAGTCGAGGCGGGCACGGCGAACGCTGGCACGCAATGGCTTTGCAACGTCGTAGCAGGCGGCACGCTTGGAACAACCGCGATCAACTTCGTTGTCCCTCAGAATTACGTAAATTTAACCACTAATCAGACAGTTGCGGGCAACAAGCATTTTGCAACAGGATCGACAATAGGGGGCGTTGAAATCTCAAAAGATACAGTCAACCCAGCCGTTAATGGTTCCATCCAGTTCCTAGAGGATGATTCTATTTTTGCGCTATCGGCCAACGCTGGCCCACTTTGGGTGCATACAACGGGCACAACGGATGTCACATTCCCGCTTTCCGGCACGCTGCTTTCCACCGCCGACATCGGCGTATCTGTGCAAGCCTACGACGCAGACCTGACAACGTGGGCGGGCATCACGCCGGGCGCTGGCGTTGCTACCGCGCTCGCCGTCGCCAATAACTCAGCAGGCGGCTACTCGCCGATTGACGGCACAGCCACGCTTTCAAATAAAACGCTGACAGCCCCCAAGTTCGCCAGCGGCGGTTTCATCGCAGACGCGAACGGCAATGAGTTGCTGATTTTCACCACCACGGCGAGCGCGGTGAATGAATTGACCTACGCAAACGCGGCGACGGGCGTCTCGCCGACCCTGACCGCGAGCGGCGGCGACACGAATATCAGCATCAGTCTTGTGCCCAAGGGCACTGGCGGCATCCTGATTCCCAATGGCGCGGCGGCAACCCCTGCATGGCGGTTTGCGTCGGATACGGATTGCGGAGCCTATTATATCGGCACAAACAATTTCGGATTTGCGACAGCAGGGGTTTTGCGGTGGCACATTTCCTCAAGCGGACACCTGTTTTCCGGCTCTGGAAATTACGACTACAACATCGCCGCGAGCCTATTGCTTGGCAGCAGCGGAAGTGCAACGGCCCCAACCTTCAGCTTCGGCAGTTCCGGCGACACGAACTCCGGGATGTATCGCGTCGGCGAGGATCAAATCGGCTTCACGGCTGGCGGCACATTGCGCCTCACGGTCAGCACAACTGGCGTTACCCTTGCTAACGCTCTCGCCGTCACAGGAGCGACTACGCTGACGGGGCTTCTCACAGCTAACGGCGGAATCACTTTAGGCGATGCGCAGAACATCGCTTTCAACACGACGACCGGAACGAAGATAGGCGCGGCAACAACGCAGAAACTCAGCTTCTGGAATGCGACGCCAATCGTTCAGCCGACAACGGCAGTTTCCAGTGCGACCGTTGCAAGCCCCGGCGGGGGAACAAATCTCAAAACGGACGACACGTTTGACGGCTACACGATTGCACAAGTAGTCAAAGCGCTACGGAACGCCGGACTCTTAGCCTAACCCACAAACCCATGAAATCACTGTTTCAAATTCAAACCGAATCCGGCCAGCTATGGCTCGACATCAAAGCACAACTCGACGCGAAGGATGCGGCGTTTGCGGAATTATCAGCCGAGTGCAGCCGACTCGCCGCGCTGCTCGCAGAAGCCTCCGCCGCTTTTGACGAGGGCGACATTGCCAAGCTGACAGCGATGCGCGCTGCTGCGCTGCAAACTGAGAACGAAAAGAAACTCGCCGCCGCACTTGCTAAAAAGGCAGAGGCGGAAGCCGAGATTGCCGCACTTACAGAATAAGCCATGACGCTCGAAAACGCCTTGCTCATAGCCGTAAGCTCCGTGACTGGCGCCTTATGTTTTCTTGCAAAAATCCTTTGGCATCGCAGCGAGCAATGCGAGACTGACCGCAAAGAGCTGCGAAGTGCAATCGAGTCGGTGAAAACACAAGCGGGCGAAAACCACGGTATGCTAATGGCTTACAGAATGTGTCCCGGCAAGCCATGCCCTTTCAAGGAAACAACAAAACTATGAACAACTACAAAACAACCATCGCAGCCATCGCCTATGCACTAGGAAAGTTCCTTCAAACATATCAAGGCGGGCCAGCTTGGATTTATCTTGTCGGACAAGTTCTCGAAACAGCAGCAATCGGCGGCGGCTTTGTTGTCGCCCGTGACGCAATCAAACAACCAAAACAATGAATCCATTTCTAAACGACCCTCGCCGCATCGTCCTAGCTTTCGTCTATGCCGTTTTTGCAATCCTCGCGTGTTTGTATCTCACAAGCTGCTCCGCTATTAAATACCGCGCTGGCGTTACGTATCACGGCGCTACGCTGTCATATGACGGCAAGGCGATAGTTCTCGGCGTTGACGGCGATAGGCTCGAAAACGACATTCGCGGATACTCAAAATGACACGCGAGGAAATCCAAGACATTCAGCGAAAGATTGACGCCGAGCCGGACGGCTTTTGGGGGCCAAAGTCTATCGCGGCGTGTCAGTCTTATTTGCGCTCGCTCATGCCCGTGCCGAACCCTTGGCCGGAAAGCGACCAGCGCAGTTTGACGGCTTTCTTTGGCGAGGCTGGCGACGAATCGCAGCTTGTCAGCTTGCCTGCGCCGGAATGGATGACTTACGAGGGCGTGAAGGTGAAAACCATTCGCTGCAATCGGCGCGTCGCTGAGTCTTTGGAGCGCGTTCTTATTAAGGTTTCAGAGATTGAAGGGTTCCAGCCGATTGTCTATGACGGATGCTACAATAACCGCCCCATGCGCGGCGGGAGTCTCCCGTCGCTACACGCAAGGGGCGCGGCGATTGACCTCTGCGCCGACACAAACGGCAATCTTACATCTTGGCCAGTTTCGGCAAGGATGCCCTTTGCGGTCATGGAGTGTTTCGCACGTGAAGGATGGCTATCAGCGGGCGCGTTTTGGGGGCGCGATGCAATGCACTTTCAAAGCACGCGGTAAAGCTCAGGATAGTGCTTCCGCGCCCACTCGCGCGCCTCATTCTCGGCAAACTCGACAACCGCCTTAGACGGCAGCGCGCCTAGCGTCATAATGCCGATGCGCTCGTCAACTCGATAGGCGATTTCACGGCGGAGTTGTTCGGGCGTTTCTATCATTTCGTAAGTTCGTTTGCGATTTTTAGCGCGGACAATAGGCGATTGCCGTCCTCTACGGTTATCGGCTGAACAAGCCCGCATCGGCTATCGGTAGCCCGCGATTGATCTGCTGCATACGCTTCCGCTGCCGCCTCAAGTTCGATTAGCGCGTGTTTCAGCGCATCCCGCTCGGCCTTATCTTCTTCCCTAACTATGCTTCCATCTCGCCACATCTCCAGCTCTGCGGTGACTGCGGCGAGCGAGCGTTCGAGGGTGCGGGCGAAGTCGAGATAACGCTGCGCGATTAACCGCTGTGATTCTGGCTCACCTAATGGCCATTGTGAAACCGCGTCAGTGAGCGGAGTTGGTCGTTCGTTTGGTATCATAGTATTTGTTTAGTGATGTATTCCTTGAGAGTTTCCCCTTCTTCACGATCTATCGCCCAAGCTATTGTCAGGATTGCCCACGCGATAAAGCATATCGGGATGGTGATTAGTTTGATGATGTTCATACAATGTTTTGTTTTGAATTGTTCAACTCGGCTAGCTCTTCGGCTTTGACGAGTTCAGCGAAGCGATTAACGGCGCGCTCGTGGTCGTCAATCTCGCTCTTCCCGTCATCACCTTCGGGCAAGTCTCTTTCGATTGCGGCGGCAAGCTCCCTCTCCGCATCCGCAAGCGCGCGCCTCGCGGCTTGTAGCTTCGTCGGTTTCGTTGGTTCGATGTTGAATAGTTCGTTCATATCAGTTCGGTTTGGGTTTCTGTTGGTTGTGGTGTTTCGGTGAAAAGTGTTTGCTGCCGTGTCTCGCGGTCAATGCGCTCGCACGCGGCCTTGTAGTAATCGGCATCCAGTTCGCAGGCGGTCAAGTGATGCCCCGCGTAGTGGCAGGCAATCGCAATGCTCCCCGATCCGCAATGTGTGTCGAGAATCGTGTCGCCGGGCTTCGCGTAGTTCGCGAGCAGCCAGCGATAGAGCGCGACGGGCTTTTGTGTGGGGTGGATTTTGCCGCGATAGTCACCATTTGCGAGCGGGTCATATTTGAAAACCTTGGCGTTTCTATCGAACGATCCCCACGCTTGCTCACATTCTGCAAAGTCGCGATCCTTAAAGCCCTCGCCTTTATCCCACACCACAAAATGCCGGGATGGGCGCAATGGAAAGTAGTTTCCGCCGAAGATGATTTGATTGGAGGATACCCGCATTAGCTCCGTGAAATACTCCGGGCGAGGAATGGCGGAATCCCAATCCTTCCGCTCCATCCGTGACGCTCCCCACATACCTTGCTGCATCTTGCCCGCACCTATCCCATACGGCGGATCAACAATAGCCAGATCAAAGTGCTTGTCAGGAAACTCGCGCATCATGTCCATGCAGTCAGCGTGGCGGATGTCTAGTAGATCGGTTTTCATTCTTCGCTTTCTGAGGGTTTCTCGCACTTCTCGCACTTGTCATTCACAAGCTCGCGCCCACAATTCTCGCAGCACGCGGCGGCGATTGTCTCGGCAAGGTCGCGGTCAAGTGCGCGGTCGGCGTGGTATTCGTATCGGCGTTGTGCGGTCATTTGGTTTGGTTCAGTGTTTCTATCGCGTTCTCCCGCGCTTCTGATGCGAATGGGTCAGTAAGATACCATTCATAGATTTCCGGCTTACTAGTTTCGCAGGCTATGTGCAGTTTATCCAGCGCCTCTCTGCACTTGATGAGTTCGGTTTCGAGTTGTTCGATTTCACGGCACGCTTCTTCACTGTGTGCTTTGGATTGCTCTCGCGTGTCCGCCGTCATAGCGACTGCGAGATTGTCTAGGATGCGGTCTGTTCGTGGTGTATTCATGGTTTTTGGTTTTCTAGTTCTCTGACTTTCTTTTCAAGTGCCTCAAGTCTCACAAAAACTGATGCGCGGCGTTCGAGTTCGATCAGGTCGCAAATGAGGCGCGATGCGGACGAGTCGCGTTTCTTCGCCTCGGCTTGCGTCCACGCGAGCAAATCGGCGGGCATTGATACTGAGGTTTTTGTCATGGTTTGTTTTTCCAGCGCAGTTTTCGAGCATCAGCTAGGCGCTTTGTCCTTCGCTGTATCTCGTCTTTAGTTAGTTTTTTAGGAACGCCTTTTGCCATTCGCCCTAGTTTTTGTGCGGCTTTATTCATATCAGTTTTTATCCACAAGTTTCATGCCGTAGTTGTTCGCGACTTCGTTTATGCATACGCCGCTCTTGCGGATGAGTTTGTTCCGCTTGAACGGCGAGTAATCCACGGAATGATGCCAGCGTTTGAACTTCCACGTCACCTTCACCACGTCTGGATGCTGCGTTTGCAGGGACTCGGCCATGAGCTTCCGCCCATCGTCCTTATAGAGTTCGTCCGTGTTTCCTCCCGCCATCCGCATCGTCGTCACCTTTCCTGCCAAGAATGCGTTGAACAGGATCGTGCAGTAGCCTTCCTTGAGCACACGAAGGGATAAGTCGGTGTCCTCGTTGTAGCGTCCGCGCCACCGCATCGGGATGTCGTTCTGAATCAGGATGCACGAATAGATGCGCGTGTTCAGATAGTAAGGCGGCACCGCTTCCGTAGCCTTGCAGAAACAGTAGTAGTTGAACCCAGCCAGTGGCACGTTCTCGTATCGCTCCACGAAGTCCTCCGCAGCGGCGAAGATTGCCCCGCTATTCACCACGGGTTTCATGTTTCGGTTCAGTCGGTTGAAAGCCTCAATGTTGTCGTCGAGTATCCAGTGCCGAGTCGCGCCTTCGGAGACGCTGTGGTTCCATATCCAGTTCCGAGCGGGTATCGAGCCTTTGCCGAGGTTGGAGAACGGCAGAACGAGAATCTTATCAGGATGCAACGCGAGCGCATAGTCGAGTGCTTCGGTTGGCTCTACCACGATCCGATACGGCACGTTCATCTTGTCGAGCGCACGGGCCGTGAGCGGGTTCTTCCACCTTCCCTTGCTCACGATGTAGATGGGGTATCTAGGATTCATTCTCGTATGCCCGCTTTGTGCCAGAACTCCGCGCAAAGGCGGGGTGCCAAGTGCTTTTCGTGAGTCTGGTGAGTTTCTGGCCGATGAGTTTGGCGAAGTCGTCCACGTCTTTCTGATTTCGGAAGCGGATGATGATCTTGGCGAACTCCTCCTGTTTGCCCTGCTCAAACTCAGGCATCCCTTTCCACTCGGCCATCCAATCCGCGCCCGTATCGAAAAGCGACGGGTCTGGTTCTTTATTGAAATAGTTATGACTCATTTTTTGCTTTTTGTGCAGTCCTCGCACGCGCATCGCATCACGCCTTGACTGTGCGCTGCACGCTTTGAGCTTTCATGTATCGTGTGGCAGCTTCCAACGGGATCGCCGCTCCACTTCCAGCCGAGATTAAGCGCAATCCAATATCCATCGCCGCCCTCGTCTGGATTTCCTTCGTTCCATTCTTCGCGTATGTGTTCTTTTTTCAGTTTCATAAAACGCAGATTATCACAAAAGCGGTTTTGTGTAAAGTGCTGGTTTCTCTCTAAAAGACTCCCATTCGCAAGGGATGATTCCGCCGTGTTCGTTTAGCCGTGAGATAATGGAGGGATTTATCGTAGAGATAAACTCTGACCGCTTTTGATTTGAGATTAACAGCGTGTCGCGCTTGGCTGCATACCGACGATCAATGATGTCGGTAATGATGCGATCTTTGTGTTTGCTGTCCTCTGGCACTTCGTGGAGTTCGTCCAATATGAGCAAGTCAGCTTTTACAAGGCACGCCAGTCGCCTTTCCATGCGCTCCATTTCAATCGTGCCGAAGTCGGCATACATCGCCTTTAGCTTTGAAATGATAGCGGAAGTCTTTTCGTAAATGATTTCCCAAAGAAACGCCCGCCCTGTGCGGAAATAGGATTCGTGCGCGCTCCATAGGCGTTTCTGGCATATCTGCGCCGCGATAGTCGTCTTTCCGGTGCCTCGAGGCCCAACGAGTGCCACGATAGCTCCTGCGCGCTGTAATAGGTTATTGGCGCGATGCGCTACGTTCCTTTGATTCTTTGCGCGCTCGTCACTTCCTGCAATTCCGTTGTCTTTGCAATGCCGCAATGAAAATCCAGCATCTATCATTTTTGGCTTTATGGATAGTTCGTAAGTGTGCGCCCGCTCTTTCTCTAAGCTGACTGGCACTAGTTTCGCCAACATTTCGGCAACCGCTTCCTCTATTCCAGCCAGAGGAAGGGTTGCGCCTTTTCTGTGCGTTAAAGTCAGGCTATGTAGTTGAATAAGTTGCATGGTCAAAAGGTGTCTGGAACGTCCGCGCTATGGTCAATTTTTATGGTCAATTTCTCTATGTCGAATGCTTCGGGATATTCGCCCGCCCTGCGGTTCTGTGGGCTTCCTGCCTTTTGACTTGGGAAGAATCCGCCACGTTGCCAAGTCCGCATCGCAGCTTTCCAATCCTTCACGGGCTTTCCGTTAGCCGTAAATCCGTTTGAAAGCCAGCCGTCAAACTTGAACGCGCCGTCATTCTTGGTAAGCCCTAGCTCTACTGCATACGCTTCGACTTCCTCTTGTGAAGGACGAACGACAGGCTTTTTAGAAATAACAGGAGGCAACGCCGACTTCTTTACTTCCTCTTTCTCTTTATCTATCTCTCTATCTCTCTCTAACTCTCCCTCTGACTGTGTTACCTCACTTAACACAGTTTTACAAATCTTTACATCGGTTACATCGTTGTCTTTCTGTGCTTTACGACGCCTTGCCATGTATTCCCGCATATAGGCTTTCTTCTCTTCCTCGCTTTTTATGGCCCGATAGGTCAGGTAATTTACAATCGTGTAGCCTCTGCCCGCCTCGCTTTCGACAATTCGCCGCCCGTCTTTTGCTTGCGAGTTTGAATCAGGATCAGGGGACATTAAATCGGCAAGGCAACGCTTGAAAGTATCGAGCGGAAGATTAACCGTGCGAGCTATGGCAACGTCTGTGCCGATAACGTCGCCGTAAGGGTCTGAAATGGCGAGAAGCATCATAAAGCAGTAGCGCGTTGCTACATCTTGTTCCATAAGTGAGGATTGCGCGATTCGGCTGAATAGTTTGGCATACATGGATTGCATAATACCTTGTGTAAAATTAACTGTAAAGGTTTATTTAACAGAAACATTAACAGGCTTGCCAATCAACGGCAAAGATTCGTCCGCCAATGTTTTCTCCCACCGCTCGACTTCCTTCGCGGCTATCGTGATTTCGTGGAGTTGCGCAGTGCCAGCGTTAAGGCGGGCAAGGCGTGTCATTGCGAGGCCAAGCATCATCTTGGCGTGGCTCTCGCGTCTTGGTGTTTTGGTTTTCATTGGTTTGTAAAAAGGTCGCGCAAGAAACGGCAATCACCGTCTCTTCTTTAAAGTGAACTTTACCACCATCATTCCTCCGCAAGACTCTTTTCAAAAGTTGCGAAATCCTTAAAGCGGACACTCTAAAGGTGCGTATGCACAGCGCGTTTTGTTAAGAGATAATTGTAATTGTCAGCCTTGGGTTTTGCTTGTCGTAAGAGCGCGTTGACTCCTTTACCCAAAGAAAAGTGTCATCTTCGGTAAATCCGGCCTTTTCGAGAACATGAAAGGCGGCATCAATTATCGCGGGCATATCGCGGCGGCGTTTGTCGCCAGCCCAATACTCCATGCGGATGTTCGTCGGCTCGATAATCGCCCGCCAGTCTTTAGGAATCTGCGCGGCAACTTCACGCACAGCGGCGTCTCGCCACTTTGCCCATACTTTGTTCGGATACCTGCGCCCCGTTTTGGTTGTCTGGACGCTATTCTTTCCGCCTCGGATTTGTCCCGTGATGGTGATGGATGTTTGTTTTCCTGTATCGTACGCAACTCGCAAGTCTCTTACGAGATTGACAAACTTGCCAAAAGTCATCGAAGCATCAGCCTCCCGATGCACGGGCTTTCGTTCCATCGCTCGGCGGATTTCGGGCGTGATTGGCGTGCTCATGCCGCCCTCCAAACAGTTGCTTGCTTGCCGCTATCATTCGTCCGCGTCGTGCCCGTGTCGGCAATCTTGCCAAGCGCGAGCAATTCAGTCAGGCGAGGTCGGATTGACAAAAGCGACTTGCCAACTTCCGCCGCGCACTCGTCAGCGGTCAGGTCTTGATGAAAGAGAACGTCTAGCACCTTTTGCCGCAACGTGGGCGCTTTCTCGCGCATCGAATCAGCAGCCGCCTTGGATGTGCCGCCGCGCTTGTATCCTGGCGCGCTTGGGTATCGCGCAAAGTCTAGTTCGGGATGGTTCATTTGGTTTTCTTCGTCGGTTGTTGAATCGTGCTAAAATCTACTTTCGCCATTCCGCGCCGTCTCAGGAAGTGGTCACAAGCGATATTTACAGAAGCCGATCCGCCTCCTCGTTCTTCACGGGTTAGGCGAGGATGCCCACCTAGTCCCGGCTCAATATATTCGTGTCCGTTGCGTTTCATTTGATTCTCCTTTCCCATCTGTCTTTCCTCGCGCCTTTGTTTCCAAAGATTGCATCTAGGAAATAGTTGTCAGTCTCTTTGCGCTTGCGTCCCGCCGTGCGGTGAGACGCCGCGCTTCCTGTGGTTCGCTCTTGGCGTGGTTTGGCTGGTTTGAGGATGCTCATGGTGTTTTATTTAAAAGATTCCCGCCGCCAAGTGAGTCCGGTTTGCGACCGGTCATTCCTAATTCTAGGCTCTTGACTGCTCTCACTCGCTTCGTTGCTTTCCATCGGAAATTTCCAATGGGGCAAATCGGCCAGCATAGGCACGGCGGGAAAGTGGTTCATGGTTCAGTGAGATAGCAGGCGCATGGCGACCTTCAATTCCCGATCAAGGTCGTCGGCATTGTATGCAAGGGCCGCGCCCTTATCGCTCGCCCATAGCTTTCCAAAGTCCGCGCCTAATCCTGTTTTTTCCGGCAAGCCTAAGTGACGCAATGCCGCATTGAGTGAAGTATGTTTTTCGGTGTATTGTCCCGCCTTCCATACTTCCATTAAGTCAATGATTGAATCGCTCCAAGGATAGCGCGGCTTTAACGGATTGAAAATTCGCGCCGGAACTTTAACGCCAATAAGCCATGCGCGCTTCACAAGAAACGGAAGGTCAAAACCTTTCACGTTCCATCCCGATATGATTCCGCCTCCGCTGAATACTTGCATCATCTTATCAAAGGTCTTTGCAATTACATCTTCCTCGCTGTCTGCGAATTGGTGTAATGAATCGTTCATCATTCCGCTAATTGCGACAATGCCAGTTTCCGCGCTAAGTGCGGCGCGTTCAACTTCGGCGTTGCCGTGATTCGCCTCGGCTTCCATGATTTTTGCCATGATTTTGTCAGGGTCTTTTAATACGCCTAGCGCGACCTTATTAGCGTCAAATGGCTGGAGCTTGGCGCGAATTTCCGATTCCGGCTGAGCGATTGTCTCAATGTCGAGAATTGTTACAAGTTGCATGGTAGTAGATTAAAATGGGATTTGATCATCATCTGGCGCAACGTCCAAGTCTGGATCGGTTGGCTTTGTTGCCTTTGCTGGCGGTTCCGTTTGCGTCATTCCCTCAAATGGCACGGTTGCGTTTCCGATTATCGGCCCGCGCACTCCCGCCTCCCGCTTGTCTTTGCTCACTTGTTGCACGGCGTAGTGCGTGTCGCCGTATTGCCCGGCGCCTTCTTTGTTCGGCCAGATTGCAACGTCGAGATATGTCCCTTTCGCGCCTTTGTATAGATGCGACTTGTCAATTTTGCTTACGTCAATTTTAAGTGTGATAGGTCTTGGCATGGTTTTATTTGGTTGATGGTGTGATTGAAACTAGTTCTAGGGAGTCAGGAGTGCGTCCCGGCTTTGTGGTGATGTTCACCTTGTCGCCGTTATCTTTCGCATCGGTTGCTTGGCTTGCTAGAGTGCCGCTGAATGTGCCGCACTTTTTGCCGCCAGCCTCGATAAAATAGGCCTTCCATTTTTTGCCGTTCGTCTCGCCTTCGCGTTCGGTTACGCTGGTTATAGTTACCGATTCCGTAAGGGTGAATACGTCAGCGGCGGGCGCGGCGGTTGCCTTGGCCTTTGCGGGCTTGCTTGCGGCGTTTCCATCGTCGTCCTCTGGCGCGATGCCGCAAGCCGCGCATAGCGAGTAGCGGCGGGCGTATGTGAGCGCAGAGCCGTAGCCTTGCGGGTCATTCTTTTGCGCCGGAACGTGAAGCGTGCCGCCGCTAAGTGACTCGCCGCTTTCGTGCACGAATAGCGTTTCAATCATCACGCCAGATTCGCACGGTTGCGGGCGCTGAATAAGGGCGATGCCGTTCGCGTGCAGTCCGTCAATGACGGCTTCGATACACGCATCCAAAGAGCAGTATTTGCTTTTGTAGTGCGGGTTTATTGATGTCTTTAGCGCGGGGCCAAAGGCTTTCTGTGCGGCGACAAGTGCCGCGCTGATTTTGGTGTTTTCCATAAATTATTGAGCTGGAGGGGTGAAAGGTTTCGGCTCATCATCGGCGCGAAGTAGTTCCGCATTGTCAAAGCACGCTTTCATTGACACGCGGCCAAGGGTGAACGCGGTGATGAAGTCTGCGCGAGTTGTAGTCTGACGCCTTTCGTATGGAATCGCGCCCCATACTTCGAGTGCGGCTTTTTCGTGGTTATTTTCGCTCATTGGTTTGGTTTGGTGTTTTGTTAGTTCATTTGTTAAAGCAAGGAGCGCGGCGAGAATCGAACTCGCAAAGAAGCCGGTGTAATTATCCGTCCCGAAGCCATACCGTTTGGCTTTGCTGTAACGGCGTATTGTTTCCACGCGCTCATATTATTAAATCAAGCTGGCAAAAGCTAGCGCCGTTACGATAAGCGCAATCACAAAGCACAGCGCAGAGCGGTGGAATTGCGAGGCACGCCATGAGGCTAGGTTGTCGGCGGCTTCTTCGTGTAGTTCTTCGATGGTTTTCATTTGGATTTTGATAGCTTTGCGACCGCGTCACGATACTGGCGCACCCTCGCCGTGGTGATTGTTGCCTTGCCGGATTCCATCAGCGAAACGTAGCCGTGGGAGACGCGAAGGGCGGTCTTTACGGCGGTCAGCGAAAGGCCAGCGTCTTTGCGGAGTTTCTTTAGCCGCTTGCCAATCGTGGCAGGGTTTGGCACTAGGCCGGAGCCTAAGCATTTTGAGCATTTTATGTTGTCGGGTTTCATTCGTGATTTGATTGACTGTTTGAAGTTGTAGCTAGTTACTAAAAGGTTGCAAGAACTATTTTTCAAGTTTCTGCTTTTACCTACGGCGCGAGAGGTTCAACTTCACCCTTTCATTGCCAAAAAGCAGGAGCGATTCAAGTTCGTCGCGGCTCGCGTCCGCGTATTCATCGCGCACGGGCAAAAGGCTATCGCGGTCAAGTTCCCGCCAATCGGGTTTCGCGGGCTTCGTTTTGGGTTTCTCGATTAAACGCGCTGGCGACGGCGTAGCGTTCGCC